ATGATAAAACAGGCGAAAGATACGGCTGGGCAAGGGTGTTGGATTATATCAATGTTAAATATTAATTGCAATTGCAAAGAAAAATCCGCTGAAGCTCTGCAAAGCCTCAACGGATAGCAAGGATATAACAAATATCACAAATTTGATTATATCCTTTCTTACTCAAAAAATCAAGAAGAAAGGTTGAAAAATGTCAGAAATAACAGTAAGCGAACAGCATAAGCAGGCAATTGAACTGCATCAGAAGATAATTGTCAGCGCTAACCTTGCACAGCAGAACATATGGGATATGTGCAACGGACTTAAAACAATGCGTGACAACAAGCTGTACAAGGAGCTTGGATATCAGAACTTTGAGGACTACTGCGAGAATGAAGTAGGCATGAAACGCAGTAACGCATATAACTATATTTCTATTGTAGAAAAAATAAATCCTGAAAATGTCCAAACGTTTGGACAAATTAGCAAAAGTAAGTTGATGTTGCTTGCTACCATAAGCGAACCCGAACAGGCTGAAATCGCCGAAAAGCTCGACCTTGAAAACACAACGGTCAAGCAGTTAAAGGCAGAGATTGACAGGCTGAAGGACGAAAAACAGGAGGCAACCGACAAGAGCATTGACTATTGCCGACAGCTCAATAACGCTAAGAAAGATGCCGACTATTACAAGCAACAGGCGGACACTTCAAAAGAAAGCTACCGCAATATTGAAAATCAGCTTGCAGAGGAAAAGAACAAAAATTTCAAGCTGACGAATAAAGTTCAGGAGCTTGAAAACCGCCCTATCGAAGTCGCCGTTGCAGAGCCGAGCGACAATGAACGCAGACTCAATGAAACGATTAAGGCTTTGGAAAGGGAGAACATTAAGCATTATGACGAACTCGAAGAAGAATACCGCAACAACGAAAAAATTGTCAGAAAACAGCTTGAGGACGAAAAGCAGGAGGCTCTTCGCAAGCAGAAAGAGGAGTACGAAGAAAGACTGCAAAATGTTCAGACGGCTGACGGTTCATCGGATGACAAGGATGTCTTTAAGGCATATTTTTCAATAGCATATGACAGCTTTGTCCGTATGCTCGATTTCGCCAAGCAGTCACAGGACAAGGAATTTTTCAAAGGCAAGGTTGAACATTTAATAGAGGCACTTGCCACACAAAACATAAATCTTTAAGGGGGAGCAACAATGAAACTTTATGAGCTTACCGAGATGTACTCGGATTTATTTAATCAGTTTGACGCTATCAACGAATGGGAACCCGATACGAATGCAGACGGAATGCCGATTGATGATGACGGCAATATCATTGCCAATGTGGACGCATACCGCAACAAGATGTTGACAGCGTGGTTCGATACTCTCACGGGTATTGAGGGCGAATTTGACGAGAAAGCCGAGAGCATTGCAATCTACTACAAACAGCTTCTTGCCGAGGCTAAAATGCTTAAAACCGAAAAGGCGGCAATTGCAAAAAGACAGTCACAAAAAGAAAAACAGGCGGAGAGCCTTAAAACCTATCTGTTTAAGTCAATGCAGGCACTCGGCAGACAGAAGATTGATATGCCGAGAGCGGTTATGTCGCTTAAAAAGAACGCTCCGAGCCTTGTTGTTGATGATGAAATTTCATTTGTTGAGTGGGCGGAGGAACACAACCTTGATCACCTCTTAAAGTACAGTATGCCCGAAGTAAAAAAGAATGATGTCAAGGCTCTCTGCAAAAAGGGCGAAGAAATCCCCTTCGTACATATGGAAGCCAAGCAGTCGTTAAGTATTAAGTGAGGTGTTATTTATGGGATTACCTATATTGGTTTTAGGATATTCAGGCAGCGGAAAATCTGCCTCTTTAAGAAATTTCAAAGCAAATGAACTTGCTCTTGTGAATGTAAATGGAAAATCACTTCCGTTCAGGACCAAATTCACTTCTTCAATCAATTCCGACAACTACATTGATATTGAGGACTTTATCAAAAAGCAGAAATGCAAGTCAATTGCAGTTGATGACGCACAGTATCTCATGGCTAACGAGTATATGAGAAGAGCCAAGGAAACAGGCTTTCAGAAGTTTACCGATATCGGTAAAAATTTTTGGGAGCTTGTAAAAGAGGTCGAAACTCTCCCGAATGACACGATTGTTTATTTTCTCAGCCATATTGAAACCGACGAAAACGGCAGACAGAAAGCTAAAACAATCGGCAAGTTGCTTGACGAAAAAATCTCGGTCGAGGGAATGTTTACCACGGTTTTAAAAACTGTTGTCGTTGACGGCAAGTATCTTTTTGCAACACAAACGGACGGTAACGATACCTGTAAAAGTCCGATAGGCTTGTTTGATTCAATGTACATATCAAATGACCTTAAAATTGTTGATGAAGCATTGAGAACATACTATTCAATGCAACCCGAACAATATTGTGATGAGTGCAAAGCACCGATACTTTCGGACGGTAAACGCACCGTTAAACAGATCATTGACGGCACAACAAAAAATTACGGCAGACAGCTCTGTATGCAGTGTGTCGCAAAGCTGATAAAGCAGAAGAAACAGGAAAAGCAGAGAGAGGGTGCAGACAATGCAACTCCGACCGTATCAGAATGACCTTGTTGAGCAGGTCAGGCAGGCTTGGAGAGAGGGTTACAAAGCTCCTTGCATTGTCCTCGGTTGCGGTGGCGGAAAGTCCTGCATTGTCGCAGAAATTGCAAGACGGACAACTTGGAACGGGAAACGGGTGCTGTTCCTTGTTCACAGGAGAGAGCTTGTTGACCAAATATTCAGAACCTTTGTCCGTTGGGGAGTGCTTATGGATTTGTGCCAAATCGGTATGGTGCAGACCTTTACACGAAGATTGAAGAAACTGCCCAAGCCTGCACTTATCATCACAGACGAAAATCATCACAGCCTTGCTCAAAGCTACAAACGCATTTACGAACATTTTGCAGATGTTCCGAGGGTTGGCGTCACCGCAACGCCTGTTCGCTTAAACGGTGACGGTTTGGGTGATGTCAACGACAAGCTCATAATCGGGGTGAGTACAAAATGGCTCATTGAACATAACTGCCTTGCCCCGTATGATTACTACGCTCCGAGTGTCGCCGACCTTACAGGACTGCACACCAAAATGGGCGAATATGTCGCCTCCGAGATAGAAAAAGCAATGACTAAAAATACAGTTTTCGGAGATGTAATCAAGTATTACAGACAGCTTGCAGACGGCAAAAAAGCGGTGTGCTATTGTTCAACTGTCAAACACAGTATGGCAACCGCACAGGCATTTTGCGAAGCGGGTATATCAGCAAGGCATATTGACGGAGCAACTCCGAAGGCACAGCGAGAACAGATTATAAACGAGTTTCGCAGCGGAAAAATCACGATTCTTTGCAATGTGGATTTGATTTCAGAGGGCTTTGATGTGCCTGACTGCGAATGTACAATTCTGCTCCGACCTACTCACAGCCTTACGCTTTACATTCAGCAGTCAATGCGGTGTATGCGTTATAAGCCAAACAAAAGGGCGGTAATCATTGACCATGTGGGCAACTATGCAAGGCACGGAATGCCTGATGACGACCGAGAATGGACGCTTGAAAAACGCAAAAAGCTGAGTGTTAAAAAAATCGAAAAGGAGCAGGAGGAAAAGGTCAGACAATGTCCCGAATGTTTCTTTACATTTTCAGCACCGCCGGCAGGGCAGAAAGCCGTGTGTCCGCATTGCGGTTATGTATTCCCGACAGCCGAAAGGACCGTTGAAACCGATACCACCGCAAAGCTCATTAAGGTTGAGGGATTCAAGCTTGATTTCAGCACACCCGATGATTGCCACAGCTATGCGGACTTGCTTGCATACGCAAAAAGCCACGGCTACAAAACAGGCTGGGCATATTTTCAGGCACGAAAGAGAGGTATGATAGCTTGACGGAAGAACACGCAATTCAGAACAAAATCCGTATTGCAATTGCACCGTACTGCGATATATTCCGTATAAATGTAGGTGCAGGCTTTACAAAGGACGGCAGATATTTCAATACGGGAGTTCCGCCCGGATTTTCGGATTTGTTCGGTGTCAGAAAATCAGACGGAAGGGCGGTTTTTATCGAGGTTAAAACTCCCAAAGGCAAGCCAACCGAAAAACAACAGAAATTTATACAGATGATGAAACTCAACGGTGCTGTTGCAGGAGTGTGCAGAAGTGCCGATGAGGCGATAGAGTTAATTACAAAGGAGTAAAATTATGGGATTTAAAGCAAATTGGAGTGAGGCGGCACAGTCTAACTCACTCAAACCCGAGGGCGATTATGAGTGTCTTATAGCAAAGGCAGAGGAGCGTGACTACACAAATTCAAAAGGCGAGGAAAAAACCTGCCTGAACATTTCGTTCATTATCCGAAACGATGTTGAGCAGGGGTACAAAAACGGACATATATTCCACACTTTGTGGAAACGCAGAGAACCTACCGAGAACGACAAGCAGGTCAAGGGCTACGGTTTTAATCAGGTTATGGCTCTCGGCAAAGCGGCAGGACTTCCCGACGGCAAGGATTACGACAGCCTTGAACAGTTCCTTGAAGAACTCATTAAAAAGCCTGTTCGTGTAACGATTAAGCACGGCGAATGGAACGGCGAAAAAAGAGAAGAAGTCAGCTGGCTCAATCCGACTAAGTTTCCGACAGTAAAGCATACTTTTAAGCAGTCGCAGAGTTCAACGGCTCAGACCTATGCACAGCCACAGCAGAGTTATGCACCTGCACAGACAGCAAATCAGGGCTTTGTTGATATGCCGATTGACGATGATTTGCCGTTCTGATTTTAAAAAAATTCTTCGGGAATTGCATAAAGCAGTGCAATTTTCACCGTGTTTTTCCTTATATATGGAGGTGAAAAAATGGGCTTTACAAATTTAAACCCAAATAAAAATAAATATTTTGCAGTTCCCGAGGAATTGAAAGGTTACAAAAACTGGGTGTGCTGGCAGTCATATCCAGCTCCGAAATCACACAGCGGAATTTCAAAGAAGCCGATAAATCCAAGAACGGGTGGCTTTGCAATGCCGAATAACTCGGACACTTGGTCGGACTTTGAAACAGCAGTCAGAGAATCTGCCAAATATTCGGGTATAGGCTTTATGTTCTCAAATTCACCGTTTTTCGGTGTTGACCTTGACGATATGCCGAATGACATTCAGGACTACCAAAACGGCGGAGCTGACAACATAATCAGCGAGTTTGTGAACACTTTGCAGAGCTACACCGAATTTTCGCAGAGTAAGACAGGTGTTCACATAATCTGCAAGGGAACTCTTCCCGAGGGCAGAAGAAAGGCGAAGAATGATTCGGGCGGTTTTGAAATGTACGAAAACGGCAGATTCTTCGTAGTGACAGGCGATTACTGCTCTGCATATGCGTACATAAACGATTGCACCGAAAGCATAAAGCCGCTGCATTCAAAATATCTCGGCAAGGCAACAGAGCCACAGCCTAAGCTCCGTAACATTGAGGTCAATCCGAACACCGTTGACGATATTGTCAGAATCGCCTGCAGCGCTAAGAACGGAAGCCTTTTCAAGGCTCTGTACAGCGGTGATTTTTCGGCTTACTCGTCACAGAGCGAGGCGGATATGGCTTTTTGCAATATGCTTGCGTTCTGGTGCGGTTGCGATACCGACAAAATGGATTCGATTTTCAGACAATCAGGCTTAATGCGTGACAAGTGGGACAGAAAACAGTCGGGTACAACCTACGGCATTATAACCTTGCAAAAGGCTGTGTCGGGCTGTACACAGACCTATAACCCAAAACAGCATAACGATTATTCAATTTCAATCGGTGAGGGCAAGGCTGTTCAAGCGGTTGACGAAGAAAAAATGCGTGCCTACACCTTTGACGATATGGGCAATGCCGACAGGTTCGTTGATTTATTCGGCGATAATGTAAGGTATTGTTACACTGAGAAAAAGTGGTATTACTACAATTCAATGAAGTGGTGTGTTGACAATATCGGGGTAGTTTTGCGAATGGCGGATAAAAGCGTTGAGGCTATGAAAGCCGAAGCAAGGCTGTACTTGCAAGCTGATGAGGAGAACGGCGGAGATATGTCAAAAGCATTTGAAAAGCATATGAAAGTAAGCCGTTCCAACAAATCAAAAAAAGCAATGCTCAACGAGGTTGAACACCATATCCCCGTACTTCCGGCACAAATGGATAAATACCGTATGGCATTAAACACCCCAAGCGGAATAATCAACCTTAAAAACGGCGAAGTGAGGGCGCATAATCCCGAATATTATTTCACAAAGATTACTTCGGTTGACTGTTCTCAAACGGCAGAGTGTCCCCGTTGGCTTGCATTCCTTGACGATATTTTTGCAGGCGATAAGGAGCTTATTCGCTACATTCAAAAGGCGGTTGGTTACAGTCTGACAGGCTCAACAGCCGAGCAATGCGCATTCTTCCTTTACGGTACGGGACGAAACGGCAAGAGTACATTTATTGATGTTATCCGTGATGTATTCGGCGATTATGCCGCAAACATTCAGCCTGAAACAATTATGGTAAGAAACTCGCAGAGCAGTGCCATAAACAGCGACATTGCACGGTTAAAGGGCGCAAGACTTGTCACCTCGGTTGAGCCGAACGAGGGCGTGCGAATTAATGAGGGACTTCTCAAACAGCTTACGGGTGACGATACCGTAACGGCAAGAAAGCTGTACAGCGAGGAATTTGAGTTCAAGCCCGAGTTTAAGCTGTGGATGGCGACAAACCATAAACCGATTATCAGAGGCACTGACACGGGCATATGGCGAAGAATACATATGATACCGTTCAATGTTCAGATTCTCGAGGATAAGGTTGACAAGAACCTTACGCATAAGCTCAAAGCCGAAATGACCGCAATTTTCAAATGGTGTATCGACGGCTGTATTCTGTGGCAGAGAGAGGGCTTAAAAATGCCGTCTGCCGTTCTTCAAAGCGTGAGAGAGTACAAGCGTGAAATGGATGTCATTTCCGCCTTTATCGAGGACAGATGTGTGTTAGAGGGTTCGGTTCAGGCAAGCACGCTCTATGCCGCCTATACAAGCTGGGCAGGGGATAACAACGAATATTGTATGTCAAATACCAAATTCAGCACCGAGCTTGCCAAACGATTTGAAAAAGTAAAGGGAAGAAATTTCAATTATTTCAACGGAATTTCAATTTATAAAGATTGTTAGTGTGGTAGCTTGAGGAGGGTTTACGGGTTTTTCTAACCTTTCGTATAAGAAAAATAAACTAATATTATATATATAGAAAGGGTTCTTTAAAATCGCACCAAACCCACCACAAGCCTCCGCAGGAGGTAATATGAAAAAATATGATTTTAACAATCCGCAGGTGTTTGAACAGCTTGAAGATAAAGCAATTGACGGTCAGCTTGATTACTCAGACTTTCCTCCGCCCGAATACAAATACTTTTCAAGGCTTGCAAAGGTCGGCTACAACAACCGTCATAAAGGCTGGGACATAAACATCTGCCTTGAATGGCAGGACAAGCTCAGAACGGAGTATAAGCGTGACAGAAACGACGCAGACGAATACCGTATGCTCTCGCAAAGAATTATGGATAATGTAAAGAAAAGCGCCGACTTCGTCCGTAAGATGTATCAGTCCCAAACCAACGAGCAAACCGTAATTAATGCCCTCCAAGCCTTAGAATGCCTAACCAACGAAAACGGCTTAACCAAAAGAATAACCGAAAAATTAAAGGAGAATGAAAAATGATTGAAAAAGAATTAAAAATCCGTGAGGTATCCGGTGATTATGCTTTGGATATACCGTTCGCAGACGGTAGTGTAAACACGATATACTTTAATTCAAAACGAAATGCCGAAACAGTTAAGCATATTATCGAAGTTGACGGTAGTAAACCCAATCATGCTACGGTGTGTGAAATGGAAGAAATCAGGCACGGAAAGTGGGAATTTGAAAAAGATATTTGTGGTCTTGCTTGGTTTACTTGCACAAACTGCCATAAATACATCATTATGACAAAACATAGATTGTACCCATATTGTCCCTATTGCGGTGCAAAAATGAAAAAGGAGTGAACACAATGACAAACTTTGAAAAATCAAACAGATGTCAATTGACGAAATGGCTCGGAGTTGTATGAATTTTTTCGACTGCCCGTATGGCACTCCGTATGTCGGTTGCCCTATGGAAAAGCGATTCAATAACAGCTGTATTGACTGCACAAAACATTGGCTTGAAAGTGAGGTAGATAAAAATGATATCAGGAATAACTGAAGTCCTTCCAGAAGAGGCAAACATTTACTCTGAGAATCATAAACTAAATATAAACAGAAAAGAAATTCCGATTGGTGCAGTTGTCTTTTTCGTCAAGAAAAAAGAACCTAAATGGACGATTGGTTTTGGCACGATTGAAGAACACTATACACACGAAATTTGTATTCAGTTATACGATTTCATGGACACACGGTTTATTAATGGTGTTCCTTATGAAAAATTCGAGACGCCTACACATTGGAAAAAGATACCTAAAGATTTTTTCAAAAAAGAAAACTATGATTTTTTTCAACTTACTGTTGAGCCGTTGCCCGAAATTGCAAAACACTTGAATCCTTACAAAGCAGAAGATATTGCAACTGCAATAAAAGAAGGTATATATGTAAAAGTCCAAGATCGTGACTACAGCCACATAGAGGTTGATTATTGTCGTGGTAATAGCGGATATAGACTTGTTCGTTCTTACTTCAACGAACCTCACCACCCGTACCATATCAGTTTACCAGTCGGCGAAGTGTTCAAAACATATGAAGGGGCTCAAAAACTTATTGATGTCCATCGTGCAGAATGGAAAAGAGTAGCAAGCTTGACTGATCTTGAATGGAGTATCGAACAAATAGACAATACAATTAACCGTTGGGCATATTTCGATAATATTTCGGAGAGAAACAAAATTGCCGTTAGAGAAAGAATAATGAACTTTGACAATCTCGAAAATGTCGAAGTACGAATTGCAGACGGTCATATCCAATGGAGATATTATGGCAGAAAGCGTTGGAATACTATTTTGGTTGAAAATGAATAAGGAGAGTGATACGGATTGACGGTTAAAGATTATTTATATTCGGTCAGGGTTTCGGATAAGCTGATCAAAACGAAAGAACACGAGCTGTCGAAACTTAGGCTGAATATTGCACAGGTATCGGTTAAGCAGAACGAGCCTGTTAAGACATCGGGAGTGAATGACCCTATGCGGATTGTGGACAGGATTGCAGACCTTCAGGCTGAAATCAATCGGGAAATTGACAATCTTGTGCGGTTGAAAACTGAAATCCGCAGTAAAATCAACGCACTTGACGATTACCGTTACATTGCAATTTTGACCGAGTATTACATAAATTGTCAGAGGTGGGAGGATATTGCCGAGAGTATGGAAATGAGCGTAAGGCATACCCTGAGATTGCACGGCGAAGCGTTACAGGCGTTCCGAAAAAAGTTCAATTTCTCGTAAAATTATTTTGAAATGTCATTGAATGTCACCCTTACCCTGCGTATAATGGTATTATGAAAGTTTGACAAACAGGACATATGTAAAACTCTCCTAAGATAAAAATCGCACAGACCGCTCTCGTTTGAGGGCGGTTTTGTGTTGTGAGGTGAAATTGATGTATAAAGACAAATGCGGTACAGGTTACGAAAATAGCACAAGAGCGATTTTTCAGGGTGCAGGAGAATATGACATCCCGATTATTGAGCCTACAAAAATTACAGAAAACAACTTTATCGGATTTAATGAAGTTTTGAGCAGTAAGCAGAACAACTGCGGTGTGCATTTCTTTTTGGAAGATTACCAGTTTCAGAGGTTGTGGAATACACCCGACAGGTACATTGAAAAGCTACAAAATTTTAATTGTGTGTTGTCGCCTGATTTCAGTCTTTACACTGATTATCCGACAGCGTTGCAAATTTATAATCACTATCGCAAACATTGGATAGGTGCATATTTACAGCTCTACGGTATTGAGGTGATACCTACAATTTGTTGGAGTGATGAAAAGAGTTTTGAATGGTGTTTTGACGGCGAGCCTTTGGGTGGTACGGTTGCCGTATCAAGTGTTGGAACGCAGAACCGTACGGAATCAAAAGAACTGTTTTTGAAAGGTTACAAAGAAATGATTGAACGCTTACAGCCTGAAACAATTATCTTCTACGGCAGAGTCCCCGAAGAATGTATGGGAAACATCATCAACATCAAATCGTTTCAGGAAAAATTCAGGAGGTCAAAATAATGGGCGGAAGAGGCTCTTCAAGCGGTATAAGTGATAAGGGAAAGAAGTACGGTACAGAATATCACACAGTTGCTCAATTTGGTGAAATAAAAGTAATTCGTATGAATGGTAATACTTCGATAAAAGCTCCTATGGAAACTATGACAAAAAATAGAGTGTATGCTACTCTTGACAAACAGAGCAACATCAAAAGTGTTACTTTTTATGACAACTACGGCGAAAGAATAAAACAAATTGACGTTAAAGGTAGACCTCATAATGGAATGATGCCACATACCCATTTGGGTTATGAACATAATGAAATTGGAGATCGTCAATTGACTGATAAAGAACAGAAATATGTAAGTGTATTATTGAATAAATGGGAAAGAAAACACTTGAATATTTAGAAATTTATTGATATAATATTATAAACGCAGGGGATAGTTTAAATAGGAAAACAGTTTTTACAGATTCCGGTGCAACTCCGGAAACCTGTGTTTAAAGACAGTACAGAAATGTGCTGTCTTTTCTTTTGCTTATTTTTAGAAAGGGCGGTGATACCGTGAAAGACAAATTAAATGCAAGACAGAGGAAGTTTGCGGAATATTATGCGCAGAGCGGTAACACCGTTCAGAGTGCTATACAGGCAGGATATTCCGAAAATTACGCAAACGCAAGAGCGTATGAATTGTTGGAGAATGTTGGAGTTTCAAAATACATCAAGGAGCTTTCCGATAAGCTCAAAGATGAGCGCATTATGAGTGCAAAGGACAGACAGGTTGCTTTGTCCGACATTGCAAGGAATGACGGGCAGGACACCTCTGACAGAATCAGGGCTATTGACACGCTCAACAAGATGACGGGCGAATACACCGTTAAGGTTGACGCAAAGGTTGAGCAGTCCGAAAAGCTATCCGATGTGTTTAGACAGTTGGGTGGTGAGGGATTGAGTGAGTAACAAATTCCCGTTGTCACAAAAGTATATCGACTTTATCAACACAACAAATGTGTCGGCTGAATTTCTTGAAGGAACTACAGCGTCCGGCAAAACTACCGTCGGAGCAGGCGTTAAGTTTATGCGAATGGTGTCGCAGTCGCCGAAGAAACTTCACGCAATTGCCGCCAAAACTACGGGCAAGGCTGAGGAAACTATAATTCAACAGGACAACGGTATTCTCGACTTGCACCGCAACGCTGTCTATTGTGGTAACGGCGACAAGGATTACAAGCTGCCGCATATCAAGTTTGAGGACAAAATTATCTATATTCTCGGTTACAGCAGTCGGGATAAGTGGGAAATGGTTCTCGGTGCGCAGTTTGGGTGCGTTTATATTGACGAAATCAACACCGCCGATATCGAGTTCATCCGAGAGATGTCAACCCGTAATGACTATATGCTTGCAACGCTGAATCCCGATGATCCGAGCCTGCCTGTGTATAAGGAGTTTGTCAACCGCTCCCGTCCTTTTAAAAAATATGAAAACGATGTTCCTCCCGAGATTACGGCGGAGCTTACCGAAGAACCTGTACCGAATTGGCGGTATTGGTTCTTTTCTTTTGCCGATAATTTAAGTCTTACACCCGAACAGATTGAAAAGAAAAAGAACTCTGCACCGAAAGGTACAAAGCTCTATAAAAATAAAATCTTAGGTTTGCGAGGCAGAGCAACAGGTCTTGTGTTCCCGAATTTTGAGAGGGCAAGACATATCAAATCAAAAGAGTGGGCAGAAAAGTTTTTGAACTGTAACCGCAAGTCGGAACACTTTGTTCAGTTCACCGCAGGTCTTGATACCGCCTATTCGCAGAAGTCGCCTGACACTATCGCAATGACATTTTACGGCATTACCAATCACGGCAAGTGTGTTCAGCTTGATGAAAGAGTTTATAACAACGCTGAAATGCAAACACCTATTGCCCCGAGTGACACGGTGAAGAATTTTATTGATTTCCTTGACCGCAACCGTGATGAATGGGGCTTTGCACGCACGGCTTTTATTGACAGCGCCGACCAAGCGACTATTACCGAATTTCAAAAGTATAAGCGACAGCACGGCTGTGTCTATGACTTTGCAAATGCATGGAAGAAAACGAAGATTATCGACCGAATCAATCTTGTACTCGGCTGGCTTGCCACCGACTGTTATTTTGTGCTTGAACATTGTAAAAACACGATTGCCGAGTTTGAAATTTATAGCTGGCGAGAGGATAAAGACAACACACCCGAGGACGGTCACGACCATTGCATTAACAGCGGTCAATATGCGTGGCTGCCGTTTAAAAATATTATTGGAAGTGAAATAAATGGGGCTGATTAACAGAATGGCTGAATCTATCAGATCTGGAATTAAAAACTTTTTGCAGATTACTCCTGCAAGCGACAAAACAATTACCGTCACCGAAACAAGCAATCATCTGACCGAGTGCTTTATCAATCGCATTTGGTATTGGGGCAACAGCAGACAGCTTGCGGAGCTGTACAGGCAGATTGATACAAACAAAACTATGTTTTGGGCGGCAAAAAGCACAAAGGGGCTTGAAATCCGTAAAATACACACGGGCTTGCCGGCACTCATCTGCGAAACGCTTGTGAATATCGTAATTGCCGACTACAACGGCACAGATGTTACAAGCAAAAATTCAACCGCTTATGCAGAGCGTTGGGAAGATATTGAAAAGCAGAACAAATTGTCCGATACGGTTAAGCAAATGCTCCGTGACCTATGTGTTGTCGGTGACGGTGCTTTTAAGGTCAGCTTTGACATGGATGTATCAGATGTTCCGATTGTTGAATGGTATCCTGCCGAAAACATCGACTTTACATATGTGCGTGGCAGAATCCGAGAGGTTAAGTTTTACACCGATTACACGCAAAAACACCGCCGTTACCGTTTTGAAGAAACATACGGTTACGGCTATATTCACTATGCTTTGTATGATGACAACGGCAAAGAGATTGACCTGCACACGGTTGACGCTCTTTCGTGGATTGATTCAAAGGGCGTTACATTTGACGAATCATATATGTGGGCTGTACCTGTCCTTTACGGCAAATCGTGCCACAAGGGCAGAGGTGCGGGCATTATCGGCATAAAAACAGACGCTTTCGACAGCCTTGATGAAGTGTGGTCACAGTGGATGGACGCACTCAGAGCCTGCCGAACAAAGCAGTATGTGCCTGATTGCCTTGTTCCGAGAAATCCCGAAACCTGTCAGCCGATATCGCCAAATCCGTTTGACAACCGATTTATCACCGTGGGCAACGATATGTCTGAAAACGGCAACGGCAACAGGATTTACACCGAAAGTCCGCAGATTCAGCACGAAAGCTATTTGAGTTCATACATTACTGCCCTCGACCTCTGCTTACAGGGCATTATATCGCCGTCAACTCTCGGCATTGATACGAAGAAGCTTGATAATGCAGACGCTCAGCGTGAAAAGGAAAAGACAACCCTTTACACAAGGCAGAACCTTGTGAAAATTACGCAGAACGCACTTCAAAGCCTTGTTGCAGTTGTACTCAATGCAGACGGTGAACTTAACGGCAAGGGTATTGTTGAGGGCTTGGAAGTATCCGTAAACTTCGGCGAATATGCAAATCCGAGCTTTGAAAGTCAGGTTGAAACTGTGTCAAAAGCAAGACAGGGCGGTTTGATGTCAGTTGAAACCTCGGTTGACGAGCTTTACGGCGACAGCAAGTCGGAGGATTGGAAAGCCGAAGAGGTGCAGAGAATTAAGGAAGAACAGGGCATTGCAGGCGAAGAAGAAAAATCGGAGCTTGACGATGTGGACCTTACCGACACAGAAGAACCTGACAATAACGCAGATGATGAAGAAAATGCGGAAAATAATGCAGAAAAAACCGAAAGCAATCCCGAACAGAATGATACACAGGTAAACAATGAGTGATTACAATATCAGAGAAGCCTTTGAAAAAATCGAAGATGAACTGATTAACAGCATGATGAGAAATTTCAGCCGCCACAGAGCCGAAGAAACCAAAGAGGGTTACAACTGGACACAATGGCAGGCTGAACAGCTCAAAAGTCTTGAAGAGTACCGTAAGCACAACGCAAAGAAATTTGGCAAGCGTTTCAAAACCATTAACGGCAAGGTTGAAGAGATGATTCGCACCGCCAAAGCTGACGGAAATGCAAGTCAGGAGGCAGAAATTCTTGAAGCTGTCAAGGAAGGTTTCAAGGCTCCGAAAAAGCCGTCAGAACACAGCACAGCCGAGTTTTTTAAGGTGAATGGCCGTAAACTTGATGCACTCATAAAATCGACCACAGACGATTTAAAGAGGGCAGAAACGGCAGTTTTGCGTATGAGCAACGACAAGTACCGCAAGGCGATTTTTAACGCACAGGTTGCAATGAACACGGGTGCGGTTACATACGAAAAAGCCGTTGATATAGCTTGCAAAGATATGCTCAACGCAGGTCTTAATTGTGTGGAATACAAGAACGGTGCAAGGCACACGCTCTCTGATTATGCGGATATGGCGGTTAAAACAGCCAACAAAAGAGCCTATCTTCGTGGCGAGGGCGAAAAGCGAGCCGAATGGGGAGTATCCCTTGTTGTTGTGAACTCAAGACAGGGCGGTTGCCCCGATTGTGCAAAATATATCGGCAAGGTGTTTATTGACGATGTTTATTCAAACGGCAAAAAGTCAGACGGAAACTATCCGCTTCTCTCAACCGCAATCAAGAACGGTTTGTTTCATCCGAGATGTAAGGACAGCACAAGTACATATTATCCCGAACTTGATGATTTGGACGCACCGTTGTCTGAAGATGAAATCAAAGAGCTTGACCGTCAGCGAGGAATTGAAGAAAAACAGCAGTATGCACAGCGACAGGCAGAACGCTTTGACCGCCGTGCCGAATACAGCCTTGATGAGGACAATAAACGCATTGCCCAAACCCGAGCCGATGAGTGGCACGATAGGGCAAATATACTTGAAGAAAAGGCGAAACAATTTTCTTTGAAGACTGATGAACAAAAATATTACAGACCTGTTTTTAAGGAAGATATATCAAAAACTTTTGAACGCAAAATTGAGGGCGAAACAATTACAATTGATACCCGCAAGGCAAATACATTGTGTGATAATGTTTATATTTCAGATAAGGTAAAGCTAAAACGAAAAGAACTTCATAATTTTGATATGCAAGTGAGAAAAGCGTTTGATATGCTCGGAGAGGTTGAAACAAGCGGAAAGCCTGAAATTTGTATTGTCACTCCCGAAGAAATGCGAGTAAATGCTATTGCTTCATATATGCCAATGCAGAATGTTCTAAATGTCAATTCAGCATACTTTTCAACAAGTGATTTGTCAGATTTACAAGAAAACTTGGCTTGTCCGCAAGACGGATTGAGTACAATTCTTCACGAACTGATTCATTGGCAAGACGCTAAAAATTACAGAGCAAAATTCGGAGGTATTAACGATTATTTTGAATATTGCGATTACCTTAATAAAATTTATGCTCCAAAGGTTGAAAAATTGATAAATAACGGTTATAATATAGAGGGTATAAGTGAGTATGCTTTTGAATGCTTAAAAGATAAAGCTATGGATGAAGTGTATAACGAGTACAGAGTCAGCAAACTTTTAGGGTGATGATGGTATGAGATTGATACAAACTGAAGAACAAAAATCTCTATGGAATGCGTTTAAGCCGTACCTTGTAACAAATGGTTTAAATGTCACTTTGCGTGAAGATGCTCCACAAGAAGCTAAAGATGCTGAAGCACTTTACAGTAAGCTTAGAGAGAAACAAAAAATGCAATATCTAAAAGATAGTGGCATAATCTAACCGCTCCGTAAAAAGGGCGGTTTTGTTATATGCAATTCACAAAAACAGCATAAAATTACGAATTGAGCATTTTATAATCGACAGCAATGTTGATTATAGGGTGCTTTTTTGCATTTAAACCCGTCGATTTCGACCGGTTTAGAAAGGTGGTGACAGAATGAAAATCAGAGTAACAACAGCATTTAATGACAGGCAGAACGGTTATGTAACCCGACCTGTGAATGAAGTTTTTGAATGTTCCGAGCAGAGAGCAAAGGAACTCATTGACGGCGGTTTTGCAGAAGAGGTCAAGTCTGACGCTCCCAAAAAGCCGAGAACCAAAGCAGAAAAAACAGTTAAAACAGAAAAAGCAGATTAAGCACTTTACGAATATGTAAGGTGCTTTTTTATTGTCCGAAGACATTAAACTACGGGAGACACCGTGCAAAACTGAAACAGAGAGACACTCTATAAACTGATTACGGGAGACACCCGAAAAACTGAAAGGATATGAAAAAATGGCAGAACCAAATCCAACACCAACCCCCAATGAACCGACACCTGCACCGCAGGGAACACCGCAGGGAAACGCTCCTGTCTTTGATTACGACAAGCTCGCAAGCCTTATTACAGGCAAACAGAGCGTGACAGAGGACACCGTTTTGAAGTCATATTTTAAGGAGCAGGGATTGTCAGCCGATGAGATGAAAGAGGCTATCGGTGCTTTTAAAAAGCAGAAAGCCAAGAACACTCCCGACTTTGCAAAAATGCAGTCGGAAGTTGAATCTGCAAACAACGCAAAGCTTATGGCAGAAGTCAACCAGTCGGCAACCCTCGAAGCCGTAAAACAGGGCGTTGACATTGCAACCGTTCCGTATGTGCTTAAAATTGCAGACTTTTCAAAGGCTGTGACAGACGGCAAGGTCAATGCGGAAAAGCTGACAGAGGCTGTTAAAAAGGTGCTTGACGATATCCCCGCACTCAAGGGCGAACCTGCCGAGAACGGCACAGGAGTTAAGAAAATCGGCGGTGACGGCAACGGTACATCGGACGGTACAAAACCAAAGGCAAATGTTCCTACCAAAAAATGGAACAGATTTAATATTTAACCAAAGAAAGGATTGAAAAAATCATGGCAAACACAAATAACTATGCCGAGCAGTTCAGCCCTGATCTGCTCGAAATTCTTGTTCAGGGCACACTTACATCACCATTCATCACTTCAAATGTAAAGTGGGTTGGCGCAAGAACTTTCCACTTCACACAGATGAGCACATCAGGCTTTAAGAACCACAATCGCAACGGCGGTTGGAACAAAGGCAAATATACACAGACAGATGTTCCTTTCACTTGCGAGCACGACAGAGATATTGAGTTCCTTGTGGATAAGGCAGATGTTGACGAAACTAACGCAACCGCAAAGGTTGAGAACATTTCAAAGACATTTGAGCAGACACAGGTTGCTCCCGAAACAGACGCACTTTTCTTCTCAAAGGTTGCAGCAAAGGCTCAGGCAACAGACGGCTACCATTCTTCAACAAAGACATCGGAGTGGACTAAGGAGAACGCTTATTCAAAGCTCAAAACAATTCTCTCTGCCGGCAAGCTCCGCAGATACAAGGCAAGAGGCACACTTGTTGCCTATGTGACATCTCACATTATGGACTGCCTTGAACAGTCAACAGAGTTCACTCGCAAGATTGAGCTTACACAGATTGCAGAGGGCGGTATCGGCATTGAAACAAGAGTGACCGAGATTGACGGTTGCCCTATCATCGAGGTTATTGACGATGAGCGTTTCTACGATAATTTCAACTTTAACCCCGATGACGGCGGTTTTGAGCCTGCAACAGGCGCTCACAAAATCAATGTTCTTGTTGCCTGCGGTGAAACCTGCAAGACTGTTCCGAAGATTTCAAGCATTTACTTCTTTGCTCCCGGCTCACACACAGAGGGTGACGGCTGGCTCTATCAGAACCGTTCACTTTCCGACACATTCGTATTCCCGAACGGCAAGGACGGCAAAATTGACAGCATTTATGCCGATGTTGACACAACGGCGGTTGCGTAATGTATGCCGATTACATTGAACATCAGGGTGGAGATGAAAACAGTATTATCTCTGCCGAACACATTGATGTTCTGACTTTTAACCGCATTGATTTTGAAAAACTTTCGGAAATGCAGAAGAGAATCATCGGCAGAGTGCATGGCAGACTTACTGCTTTTGAAGAAGAAAATGCCGATATGATTTCTTCCTATCTGAAAAGCTATTCAATCAACGGTACATCAATGGAATTTGGCGCAAGCTGGAATTTAATGTGTATCAGCGGAGTGGCAATTCCTGCCGACCTCTATGCGTTGCTAAAATCAACAGGACTTTGTTATCCTGCAATCTGAAAGGTGCGTGAAAACCGTGAAATTTCCGTCACTTGTAAAAAAGCAGTTCTGCAAAACTCCTGTCGAGGTCACAATCTACGGTGAGGGAATAACCGAGGACGGCTCTCCTGTTATCGCATTTGAGTGCAAAAACCTGTATCCCTCCGAAAATCTTTATCCGTCAGCAACCCTGCACGGTGGCTCTGCCTTGTGTAATATGCAGTCAAAGGCAAAGACAGTCTATACCAAAGAGCAGAAAACTGTTCAGGTGTCGGCTGTCTTGCTTTTTGACGGCGACATTGCTCCCGACAGCCCCACTTTAAGCGGTGGCTTTGTAATCCTTGACGGCGTAAAACGAAACATCGTACAGGGTACAAAACACCGCAACCCCGACGGCAAAGTTAATTTTACGGAATTGGATGTGATTTAATGGGATTTTCGGTATCATCAAAAATCAAACTCAATATGCCTGTTGTAAAACAGCTTGATAGGGCAAAGCAACAGGCTCTTGAACAGACAGGTGACGCACTTCTTAAACAGGTGAAAAACACACAGGTAATGCCGTTTGATACGGGTAACCTTCAGAACGAAAATACCTTTGTCGATTACGCTCAGATCCGGAACGGCACGGTTAAAATCGTGTCAAGCACTCCGTATGCAAGAAGGTTGCATTTTCACCCCGAATATAATTTCAGCCGTAAGGAAAACATTGCCGCCGGCGGTAAATGGTTCTCACCGTGGCTTGAGGGCGGTACACGGCAGAATTTTTGCAGTCGGGCATTTGTGAGATTATACAGAAAGGAAGCAGGACTTTGATTTACTTATCGGACATCAGAGATTGGCTCAAAAGCGTTACCTCAGCCGAGCATTATTACATTGGCAAGCTTGACAATAAGCAGGACAGGTCAATCGGTGTGTATTCATTAAAGCAGTCGGGAACACCCACAAGGGCAATCGGCGGTGAAAGCACCTACGATACAATAAGCGTGTCTTTGCTTATCCATTACACCGACAACGCAAGAGAAACCGAGGAGTTTGCACGCAGACTTTACGAAACGCTTTACGGCATTAAAAATGTTGAAATTAAGGAACACAAAATCTATATAATCGAACTGCTCACGGAAGAACCCGTTGATGTGGGAACAGACGACAAGGGTGTGTATGAGCAGGTCATTGAAGTTAAATTTTATTACGAAAGGAAGTAATTTTATGGCAAAAGTTGAATCGGGAGTATTCCCATGCTATGAAAATCAGTTTGCGGTTGGCAAGGCAGGAACAGAATCCGCCACGACAAATATTGCTAACTGCGAAGAATTTTCTGTTGCATTTGACAACGGTGTCGAGGAATGGACAGCCTTTGAAAACGAGGGCTGGAAGTCAAGGCTTATGACAGCAAAGTCAATCACAATTTCGGTAAAGGGCAAGCGTACAATCGGTGACGCAGGCAATGACCAGATTGCCGCCCTTGCATTTGAAAACGGCAGAAAGACAGAAGTTTCGTTTATGTGGACCTTCCCCAACGGTGCAACCGTCCTCTTTAAAAATGCAGTTGTATCCGTTACATCAAATGGTGCAGGCGCAAGTACGGGTGTTGCTCCGCTTGAATTTGAAGTTATGTCAAACGGCAAACCCGTATATACAGCAGCCGCTTAAAAAACGAAAGGAATGAACGATTATGTCAAAGTTAATTGATATTACAGACAAGCTTAATTTTGAGGAAAAGCCGAGTGTCAGAGTTAAAAATGTTGACCTTGCAATCAACAATGACGCAGTTTCAATGCTCAAAGTTGCGGCACTTTTTGAGGACGGCAACGGTAAAAGTAAAGATGTTATCGAAATGTATCATCTTCTTTTTGATGAATCCGAGAGAGAAAAGATTGAAAAGTTACAGCTGAATATGCACGATTTCAACGCCCTTATCAGCGAATCTGCCAAAATTGCAACAGGCGATTTGACTGACGAGGGGGAAGCTCAGACCCCGGCTACGACCTGATTGATGACTTTGATTTAATCGTGTCGAGCTTTCGCTCGGAGTACGGGGTCAGCATTTATTCAAAGGATTTTGCTAAAATGAGTTGGAATGAGTTCTGCTCACTTCTGCAAGGCTTAGGACCCGAAACACCGCTTGCAAGAACGGTTCAAATTCGCCTTGAAACCGACAAAGAAGTCTTGAAAAACTTTACTTCGTCACAGCATAAAATCCGCAACAAGTGGCGGTCAAGAAATGTAAAGCACTATTCAGACGAAGATATGAACACCGTTCTTGCAGAATTTCAAAACTTTTTTGCCAATCTGTAAATTTGTACATAATTTTCACTGTATCTACAAAATTCTTGACAATGTTAATATATAGTGATAAAATGTAACATACACTAACAAATTTATTAAGGAGAGTGTATGTTTATGAAATGTCCACATTGCGGAAACGAATTAAAGGACGATGCAAAATTTTGCGACAAGTGCGGTGCAGGCTTTGGCGGAAACGATTCAACCTCGGCAACCGTAAATCCTGTAAATGCGAAGAAGAAAATTTACAAGCGTTGGTATTTTTGGGTTATTATCGTTGTTGCTATTATGATTGTTGGCGGTGTAAACGGTGCAATTAACGGTAACAGCGGTTCAAACAAATCAAAGCAGGAAACTACTGTTGCAAATCAGAGTTCAGAAAAAGCAACTGAAAAAGCGACAGAAGCACCGACCACAAAAGAAGTTGCAACAGAAAAGCCTACTAAAGACCCGAAGAAGGTTGAAAAAGAATTTAAAGACGGTTGCAAAACAATCGACTTTAAAACTCTTTCAAGAAACCCTGACAAGTACAAAGGTAATGACTACAAGTTTGAAGGTCAGATTATTCAGGTTCAGGAAGGCTGGGGCGATTCGGTTGACCTGAGAATCAATATAACCAAAGAAGAAAATGAGTATCTTGATGAACCATTGTGGACTGATACAATCTACGCAACTGTAGAAATTCCTGACGGTGCGGACAAACTCCTTGAAGATGATGTAATCACATTCTGGGGAACTTGTGACGGCGACTATACATATGAAACCGTAATGGGCAACAATGTGTCACTTCCGAAAATCGACATCAAATACTACGAACTCAACAAATAAAACAAAAAGCCACTCCAAATGGGGTGGCTGTTCTTTTGCAAAAATTTTATTGGCGTACATCATAACGGTGTGCGCTGTTTTTATGCCTGTTTTTAAAAAATCTAAAATGAAAGGAAGTGGTGAATATGGCGACAAAGGCGGGTGAAATTGAGCTTGATGTCAGGCTTACGGGGGATGATATTTCCAAAACATTGCATAAGATTTCCGATTCAATTACAAAAAAGTTTGATTCGGCATTTTCAAGTCTTTCAAAAGATTTTGAAAATGTAAGCACGGATATGAAACAGTCCTTTTCAAAGGTTGCAGAGGGCGTTTCTCAGAAAACCGAAAAAGAGTTTTCAAACATCAAAGGCAGCGGTGAGCAATTAAGCAATTCGGTTTCATCTTCGTTTAAGAAAATAGGAATGGCTGTGGTTGCCGCTTTTTCTGTTGCAAAAATCAAGGAGTTCGGTCAGCAGTGCATTGAATCGGCTGCGGAAGTCAATGCGGCAAATTCGCAGTTTGAGCAGACATTCGGCACAATGCAGTCACAGGCAGAATCAGCCATTCAGAGCGTTGCCGATCAAAGCGGTATTCTTGAAACCCGATTACAGGGTGTCGGCACAAGCATTTATGCCTTTGCAAAAACTACGGGTATGGACAGTTCAAGTGCTTTGGGAATGATGCAGGAGGCTTTACAGGTAACAGCCGACAGTGCCGCATATTACGACCGTTCGCTTGAAGACACCGCAGAAAGCCTGAAATCGTTCTTGAAAGGCAACTTTGAAAATGACGCCGCACTCGGTTTGTCCTGTACTGAAACCACACGAAATGCGGCGGCTAATAAGCTGTATGGCAAGTCATTTACGGATTTGTCGGAATCGCAGAAACAGCTCACGCTTTTGCAAATGGTCAAGGACGCTAATCAGCTTTCGGGTGCTATGGGACAGGCAAGCCGTGAAGCAGACGGTTGGGAGAATGTAACGGGCAACCTCAGAGAAAGTTGGAAACAGCTCCTTGCCGTAGTCGGTCAGCCTATTCTTCAGGTGGCAACTCAGGTTGTAAAGCGGTTGAGTTCCGCACTTGCGACTTTAACGGAATATGCCAAAGGTGCGGTTGAATCGCTTTCAAAGGTCTTCGGCTGGGATACAGGCAACAACACCGCAAGCAATATCAAATCTGCGTCCGATTCTGCCAAAAGCCTTACGAATACGGCAGATGACAGTTCAAAGTCACTTGATAATGTTCAGAAAAGTTCTGAAAAGGCAAAGAGAAGTGTAGCGGGCTTTGACAAGCTGAATGTGCTTTCAAGCTCTGACAGCTCATCTTCAAAGTCAGACACCTCCTCATCAAAAAGCTCTTCAGGCGGTTCATCAGGCGGAGCTGTTGCAAAGAATGTTGTCAAGGACACAAGCAAAAACCTTTCGGGGGCATTCAAAAATCTATACGAAAAAAGCGGATTCAAAGGCTTTGTCGAGAGTGTACAGAAAGGTATTAACAAGGTTGATTGGTCAGCTATAGGCAAGAACTGCAAGACCGTTTTTAATAATGCTGTTCCCATAGTTCAAAAGGCATTCGGCACAATGCAAAAGGTCGGTTCCGCAAAACTCGGGGCAATTGGCTCCGCATTCGGAGCGGTTGCGACAATCGGCGGAAAGTCGTTTCAGACCATTTCAGGCGGTGTTGCAAAGTGGATTTCAAAAGACAGGGAAAAGATTATCGGCTTTATCGACACCATAGGTAACAATCTTACAAACGGCTATAACAACCTTTCAGCCTTTTTTGATAATTTCGGTACACTTGCAGGCAATGCAATTGACAATGTTCGCCCTCAAATGGAAGAATCAATTTCCAATCTTTTAAGCGGTCTTACAACCTTTGCGGGCTCAGTCGGCGAAGTTGTTTCGGGTGCGTTTTCAACTGCAACCGAAAGCCTTGTTGAATGGACTGAAAATGACGGTGCAACAATCACTGAATTTCTCGAAAATTTACAATTGCAGTTTGCAGATGTGTTTAACTTTATCGGTCAAATTTTCGGAGATATCGGAACAATTATCAGTAATTGGTGGAACGGCAACGGACAGCAGATTTTTCAGAATGTCTGCAATATGTTTACCAATATCGGCACAACCCTGATGAATGTTTACAATCAATGGATTAAGCCTGCGTGGGATTTTATCGTAGCAATAGTAAAGTCAGCTTGGGAAAACTGGCTGAAGCCTGTTTTTGAGGGTGCAATAAACTTCTTCGGCAAGGTTGCAGACTGTGTTTCAACCGTGTGGAATAACTTCCTGTCACCGTTTGTAAACTGGCTTGTCAGCTTTTGGGGACCTATATTTCAGAATGTTTTCAATGCCGTAAAAAGGGTGTTTGATAATGTGTTTACATTTATCGGTGGGTTGGTTACCTCTATACAGAAAACATTCGGCGGTCTTATTGACTTCATTACAGGTGTTTTCTCAGGCGATTGGAAAAAAGCATGGCAGGGTATCTACGACTTCTTCAAAGGTATTTGGGACGGCATTTGTGCCGTGTTTAAGTTTATTATAAACGCTATCATTGACGGCATAAATGCGTTGTGGACGGGAATTTATAACTTTGTTTCGGGCGTTGTTAATTCAATCGGCGGATTAGCCGGTATTATCGGAGCGGCTTTTGGACAGGATTGGAGCTTTTCAATGCCTGAAAATCCGCCTCTCATTCCGAGATTTGAAGAGCCCACGGAATCACCGGCACGAAAATTTGCAAAAGGCGGTATTGTTAAAGCTCCGACACTTGCGGTTGTCGGCGATAACGCAGGCGCTAACAGCGGTAACCCTGAGGTTATTTCCCCTCTTAACAAGTTACAGGGTATGCTCGACAATTCGGGCGGTCAGGATACAGTGATTCTCACACAAATTCTTGACCTGCTTAAACGCATTTATGAAATGTTCATTATCTTTCGCAATAACGGCGGCAACACTTATTCGTTTACTGCCGAGCTTGAGGGTTCAACGCTTTTTGAAGAAATGATAAGACAGGATGAGCTTTACAGACGCAGACACAACGGTAAATCCGCATTTGCATAAAGGGGGAAATGATATGTCAAATTATAACGGCTATTTGCTTAAATTCGGAAACAACATAATGCCGAATAAGTACATTACCGCATTTTCGTCAACTCCGAATCAGCGACTTGAAACTTCTGCGGAACGAGATCAGAACGGTACGCTTCAAAGGGCAACGCTGCCAAATTACAAAACAAAAATTTCGTTTTCAACTCACATTCTTCATCTTGACGAAAAGATTGATTTTCAGTCGATTATCAACCTCTCAATGGCGAATAAGTTACAGAGGAAGTGCAGGGTAACTTATTGGAACGATGAAACGAACAGCTATTACACCTCTTATTTTTATATTCCCGATATTGAATATACCGTAATGAATGCCGAAAAGAATGATATAACCTATCAGCCGATTACTGTTGAGCTGATTGAGTATTAAGGGGTGATTCTTAAAAATGCTTGTATCTAAAGAAATTGCTGATAAGCTGAAAACAAACACACTTTACAACACCGTTGCCCTGCATTCCCCCGACGGCAGTTTTGAGGATATAACAGGTGAAAGTATCGTGCTTGACAGTTTTTCGCTTGAAAATGAAATCGTTGAAAAAGAATTGAAATTCGGCGGTTGCATAGCCTCTGAAATGAGCGTGAAACTCATTGATTATGATTGCTCGGCTTTGATAGGAAAGACGGTACAGGTCATCATAACGGCAACATATCTTGAATCAGAGTTGTATCCGTCAGATGATTTGTACCCGTCAAATACTCTTATTTGTCCTGCCGAAACAGGAACGGTTGAATGTCCTGTTTTCTACGGTAAAATTCAGTCGGCTCAAAGAGATAAAAAACAGCGTAACATCGTCAAAATCATAGCTTATGACGCTTTTTATGATATGTCAAAGGTGGATGTGTCTTTGTGGTTTGCAGGCAAAGAGAACGAGGACGGCAGTTTTGCTTATGGTTATGCGCACTATCAAAAAGACGATAATTTTAAGAACTTTTATTCAATAATCGCAGAATTTGCCAAAGATTATGCAATTACAGGGGTTTCACCGCCGAGCTTATCTGTCTTTAGTGTACCGCTGAAATTTGACGATACCTGCGTGGAAAAGGTTATAAAGGACATTACCTTGTCAGATTTAATCCAAGCTTATGCAGAATTAACTTTGAGCTTTGCCGTTATAGATGCCGACGGAAAAATGCGTTTTAAAAGGCTGTATTCTCAATCTTCCGTTGAAACAATCGATTCGTACAAAGATTTATCCTTTGAAGATTACGAACTTGAGCCTATCCGTATGTACAGTGCTAAGTTTGCTGATAAAAAAGCGTTTTTGTATGGCAACAGTAACGATTTTTCGTGGTATGTTTCCGATAACATTTTGATGAGGTGCAGAACAACAGCAAGTGATATCGGCACAAAATATAATTCTGTTAATTTTTTTGGTGATGTATATAAATACCGCCCGACAAAAATTAAGCTGTTTTCGTATTGGTGGCTTGAGGCAGGCGATAAGTACACAATTAAAACTCCGTTTGAAGATTTGCCGACAATCGAAACATTTGTGTTCAATAAGAAAATGGACGGATTTATAACTGCCCTCACATCAAAGGGCGAAAAACGATTAGGAAAGGAAGTAAAAGAAAATGAACAAATACAATAAAATTGTCTTTGTGAACGGCTCTGCTCCGCCCCTCAATGCCGACAACCTCAACCATATGGACGAGGGGATTGAACGGGCAACAGACGGAGCAATTGCACTTGAATCCGAAATAGCCACGGCAAGAGGCGGTTCTAATTCGCTCGGAGCAAGGCTTGATACAGTCGACACAAATCTTGCAAACAAAGCTAATAAAGCGACAACACTCGCAGGGTACGGAATTACGGACGCATATACACGAGAAGAAACAGATAAAAAACTTGCCCGAAAGCTCAATTCAATGCCGTTCGACAGCGAACCCAAAAATAACAGCCCGTGTTACCTCACAAGCGGAGCAGTTTACAACGCTCTGCTTGTGAAAGCAGATAAAACCGCCTTGGCGACTAAATACGATTCGTCAAATATTGAAAGTGGTACATCAACACTCACACCGTATTCAACCGTCACCGATAAAATCAAAAGTGCAAACTGTACATATAAGACGATTGGTGACATCGTAATCGTCAGTGCAACGGTCAAAATGAACGCAGTATCTCTTGGCGGCAATAGCATGTGTCCGCTGATTGATTTGCCGTACAAATGTATTTCCGAGGACAATGTTTTTTGTGTCGGTATTTCAAACCTTGGCAAGCTCTTTAAATTTGCCATTCCGAAAAATAACACTTGGCTACAGTTTTCGACTCAGGATAAGACGGCTTACACATTTGCAGACGGCGAGCAAATTAATGTGATTTGCTTGTACAAAATTAAATAACGGAGGTAAAAATAATGGAACTTAAAGAAAAAATCACACTCGATATGCTCACAAAGGACAGCGTTTCGGTACTCAGACAGCAGTTTTTGACCTTTAACGGTGAAGAAATGCAGGTTGGCGGAAACATCCGCAATGCATATATGAACAGCAAATCAGGCAGAGAACAGCTCAAAACGGTGTTGTCTGATGAATACTATAACGCTGTCATGGCAGTTTGGGGCGACACTCCAACCGTTGACGAGCCGACGACAGAAAGCGAGGTGTAAACAATGAAAGAAAACATTTTACAGGCATTATTTGCCACAGTATGCGGTGCTATTGTAGCATATCTTAACATCTTGCTTGTGCCGTTTGCGGTGATGATTGCGGTAATGATTATCGACTACATCACTGGAATGGCACAGGCATACATAAGCCACACGCTGAACAGCCGTGTCGGTGTAACAGGCATTATCAAAAAGGTAGGCTATATCGTAGCCGTAGCGGTCGGTATTGTTGCCGACTATCTCATCAGCTCGGCACTTGTCAACTGCGGAATCGACCTGCGGATTAACTACTGCATCGGCATGATTGTTACGATTTGGTTTATCATCAACGAGTTGATTTCAATCTTAGAAAACCTCTCTGAAATTGGTATTCCATTGCCGAAATTTTTGGTGTCAATCGTCAAGAGATTAAAGACAACAGTCGAAGTAAAAACAGATGAAAGCGAGGAATAATTATGGTTTTATCTAATACTGTTGACAAAATGTTAAGCGAAGATTACAAAGAAAGGTTTATCGCTGAATATCAGCAGTTATCAATCCGCCACGACGGCTTAAAGAAAATGCTTGATAACTGGGATAAAGGGAATCTGAATTTTATTCCGACTTGCCCACGCAGTACATATGACTTGCAAATTAAAGCAATGAGCGATTACAGAGCCGTACTTGAAGCAAGGGCAGTTATGGAAAATATCGACTTAAAAAAATTATACGCAGAAAGCGAGGAATAATTATGAGTAATTCAAAACTTGTTAATTACACAAAATTAAGCCCAAACCACAGCGGTAAACGTACACACAGTATTGACCGCATTACTCCGCATTGCGTTGTAGGTCAGTGCAGTGTCGAAACCCTCGGCAACATCTTTATGAATACAGCCTGTGAGGCAAGCTGTAACTACGGAATCGGCTATGACGGCAGAGTGTTGCTTTGTGTAGATGAGGGCAATCGCTCTTGGTGTTCATCAAGCAATGCCAATGACCAGAGAGCAGTCACAATCGAATGTGCAAGCGACACGGTAGCTCCGTACACAATGAACAGTAAAGTGTACAACAAACTTATTACACTATGCGTTGACATCTGCAAGCGTAATGGCAAGACTAAACTGCTTTGGTTTGGTAATGAAAGCAAGACGCTAAATTATTCACCAAAGTCAAATGAAATGGTATTGACTGTACATAGGTGGTTTGCGAATAAATCTTGTCCGGGCGACTGGCTCTATAACAGGCTCGGCAATCTTGCAGACGAAGTAACCGCACAACTCGGCGGTAAAACATCAAATAAGGAGAATGAGGAAATGATTAAATACGGCGCACACAATACAGCAACACTTGCGTTTAAGAAGCAGTTGATTACTTTATACAATATGAGAATCATCAAGACGAAAGTCGATAATTCAAACGGTTTCGGTGACGGCACTTTGAAAGCTGTAAAAGAGGCACAGAGAGCAGGTAAAGTCACAGTTGACGGTATCGTTGGCGAGAAGACCATCAATGCTATCTATCATCTCATCAATGACGGTATTCGAGCAAAAGACAACAAAATTGCCAACGCAAAAAAGGCACTCGGCTAATTAAAACCTAAAGGACATTCTTAATGTCTTGACAAACACATGATTGCAAAAAAATCCCCTCATCCGCCGTAAAAAGCGAGTGAGGGGAGTTTTGTCATTTGTAGATTTGTTAGCTACTTGTTAGCTGTGTGTTAGCTACGATATGTATTTTTCCGTGTTTTAGAGTGATTTAAGTATAGCAAAACCCCAGTAAATATCGTATTTACCGGGGTAAAAAGCTATGGTGCAGGTAACAGGACTTGAACCTGCATGAAATTGCTTTCACATGGACCTGAACCATGCGCGTCTGCCAATTCCGCCATACCTGCTTATTAAATTGAAAATTGAAAATGGAAAGTTGAAAATGATTGTGTCAACTTTTGCATAATCAATTTAAATTCCCTTGATTTTTACACGGTGGGGAAACCGAGGCGGAGCTTACTTTCAGATGAATCTTACTCCTCAGCTGATTCCGCAACAGCACTCAAAATATGCTATATTATTATAGCAGACCGACAGGTAAGTGTCAAGTGACATTTACTTTATCGGTCTGTTTTACGCTGATTATTTTTCAGAATCGGGTTTGCGGATTTTGAAACCGTCATATTTTCCGATGTCGCAGAGGGCAATTTCGTGGCAACCCATTCTTGTTGACAGCGGTGCAAGCTCCATATAGTCGCCGTAGAGGAAAGTAAGGTACTTGTCATATTCCTTTGGCACAGGGAACTTGTAACCCTCAAAGTCGGCATAAGCAACATCGTCAAGATATTCCTTTGGAAAAGCACCGTTATAAATATTTCTGCCCATTCCGTCATAGAGATATTTTGCGTTCTTTTTGTTTTTAAAGAATTTTAAAGTACGGACTTCAAGCCACATACTGAATCTGAGCGGAAATATTTTCTTGCAGAAATTTGTTACAATGCTCTGGATTCTACTGCCGTTTTTAGCCTTGCGATTGTTCCATTTATTGAACACCAGCGCTCTTGTGAACAGAGTTACAGCCATATGAATTTTTCGTCCGATTGCTGAATTGGCTGTGTTATCATGACAGAAAATATCAAACGCAATTCCGTTGTGCATTGCGTGATGGTCTTTTGCAAAGTCGGTTGCAAAGAAAGTGTCGTCAAGTCTGACCTTGGCAAATTCATAGAAACAAGCCTTGTCCGTATGGTACGATTGAAAAGTCATGTTGCTTGGAAGTTCCTTTGGCGCAATCTCGCAAAATCGGTCAAAATCTTCACGCAACATCATAATGTCTGCATCATCATCCCACGGAATGAACCCTTTGTGACGAATTGCACCGAGAAGTGTTCCGCCGCCGAGAAAATATTTTATGTTGTGCTTTCGACAAATTCTGTCGGTTTCAAGCAGAAATGCAAGCTGAATTTCGTGAATTGAATCAAGTCTGCGCTCGTGTGAGTGGGGGATACGCAGAACTTTTTCGGACTTCATCTTGTCCATTATGCAGATTTTCAGCATGGTTTCAAGGTCAATATCGGGAGTGCATTCGTTTACGGAAATCTTGTTTGAATTAATTGCACAGCCGTCAAGCTCCGTAAAATCGCCCGACTCAATTGTACAGCGACTGCCGTAAATATCGTTGAGAACAGCCGCAATCATAATCAGCGATGCGTTGCAGTTTTTGCCGCCGACATTATAAACTGCGTTTTCTTCAAGATTTGTCATTGCGAAAATAATTGCCTTTAAAACATCGTTGATATAAACAAAGGTGCAGCGATCCCTTGTTGCCGGAACAACTGTGTCACGGCGGTTGGCTATATCGTCAAAAACAGGATCAAGCACGCTTGTAAAGTTGCTTGACGCTCCCAAAATTATGCCCGTTCTGAGCGTTGCAACGGTTGATTCGCTGTTCTTCAAAACCGAGTGCAAGGTGGTTTCTCTCATTCTCATAAGCTGACCTGCAAGCGATGAGGGAGAGGTTGCGTCAAGTTCTGCGAACTCGTTTTCAGAATAAACTCTGTGCGGTTTGGCTTTGCCGTAAATTCTGCTGTCGTTCACAACGACAACTCTTGCGCCTGTGGCTTTTGCAATTTTGGCACAGGCATTTATCTCTGCAATGCCGTCAATCATAATCTGTGGGTTGTTGTCTGTATGTTCACCGCAGATTCCTGTTGTAATTACATAGTCGGCACTTGAAATTTCTGATGCAGAATTATAATCTACAAAATCAAAATCATCTCTTAACAAGAGTTCGCTGTGGTATGATGCCATTGCGTTGCGTGATTTGCCGAGAAGGATAACTTTTATTCCGAGCCTTTTAGCCTCGTTATTGTACAGAAAGGCATAGCAAAGACACCTTGCAAGTTCACCGCCCGAGATGACAATTGTTTTGTTCCTGAGCTTTGCAAGAGTTTCTTTTTCAACTCCGGGCAATGCCGCCCTGTCGGCCTCAAATTCGTTTAAAAAATCTTTAATACGCATTACTTTATCCTTCGTAATTCTGCACGCAGTTCTGTTGCTCTTATACTGCGTTTTATTCCGTCTTTAAGCGTGGTTTTCGGACTAAAGCCGAGTGATTTTATTTTATCGTTGCACAAAACATACGGTGTGGGGGATGACGGAGAAAATTCGGGTTCTTCTTCGTCTTTTCTGTGAACGAACACTACGGAGAGATTCTTTTCGGGATTTGCCGATTTTACAAGCTGTGCAAATTCCCGCATTGTCACATTTGCGTTATCGTTTGAAATGTTGTATGCCTCACCGCTTTTTCCGTTAAGCAAAATATCAATCAATGCCGAAACCGTGTCCGTCACATAGCAAAAGCTGAACTTTTCACCACCGTTATCTGTAAGCATAATGCTCTGATTTTTTGCCGCACTGACAATCAGCTTTGCCCATTTTCTTTCATCGCTCATTCTGACACCTCCGAGTGTGGGGCAGGGACGGGCGATTTTTACATTCATACCGAACTTTTCAGCATAGCAAACAGCAAGTGTTTCGGCTGAACGCATACTTTGTGCGTATGCACTGTCGGCATCGGTCGGATCGAGATAGCCGAGGTCGTTTTCGCAAATGTTATTTTTACCGCTGAAAACCTCCCCGTAAACCATATATGAAGATACGAGCAGAACCGATTCGGCATTTGACTCTTTTGCATATTCAAGCACATTTGCAAAGCCCGAAGTGATTGTATCCGCAATTTCGGGATTACTGCAATCTTCCTCTGCAACCTCACACGGGTAGTTGCAGTGTATTACAAAGTCGGCTTTTTCATTCACGGAAAATGCTCTTGAATCTCCGATTTCAACAACAAAATCTTTGCGGAGAGTAAGGCTGCCGAACTGCTTTTCGGCATCTTCACGGCTTTTTGCAAGGGTGATTACCCTTGTGTTGTTTTCGAAAAAATCATTGCCCTCAAGCAATGTGCATATAATGTAATATGCAATAAGTCCGTGACAGTCCGACACGAAAACAGTCTTGTTTTTTAACTGTTGAAAATTTATCCTGTTGTCTGCAATTTTTTTAATGTCCTCAAAAATTTCGGAGGGCAGATTGCATTTTACGGTACAGTCCAT